TTTTAGTAGAGTGGGTCCGTCCACTTGGACTGCACTCAAGAAAGATGCATTGTTGGAGACGTTGAGTGTTGACTTTAACAGAGTCGGTCCGTCTACCTGAACAGTGCTCAAGAAAGAGGCATTATTGGTTACATTGAGCGAAGACTTTAGGATAGTGGGTCCGTCTACCTGAATCGCACTCAAGAAAGAGGCATTATTGGATACATTGAGCGAAGACTTTAACAGAGTCGGTCCATTTACCTGAACGGCACTTAAGAAAGAAGCATTCATCGAGACGTTCAGGGTTGACTTCAGCAGTGTGGGTCCGTCCACCTGGATAGCACTCAGGAAAGACGCATTGTTGGAGACGTTGAGCGAAGACTTTAGGATAGTGGCCCCGTCCACTTGAATCGCACTCAAGAAAGAAGCATTGTTGGAGACGTTGAGCGACGACTTTAGGATAGTGGGTCCATCCACTTGAACAGCACTTAAGAAAGAAGCATTGTTTGACACGTTCAGGGTTGACTTTAGGACCGTGGGTCCGTCCACCTGGATAGCACTCAGGAAAGAAGCATTGTTGGAGACGTTGAGGGATGATTTCAACAGCGTGGGTCCGTCCACCTGGACAGCGCTTAAGAAAGAAGCATTGTTGGAGACATTGAGCGAAGACTTTAGGATAGTGGGTCCGTCCACTTGAATAGCACTCAAGAAAGAAGCATTGTTGGAGACGTTGAGGGTTGACTTTAGTAGTGTGACCCCGTCCACCTGAATATCACTCAAAAAGGAGGCATTCATCGAGACGTTGAGCGACGACTTTAACAGTGTCGGTCCGTCCACTTGAACAGCACTCAAGAAAGAAGTATTATTGGAGACGTTCAGGGTTGACTTTAGTAGCGTGGGACCGTCCACCTGAACAGCACTCAAGAAAGAAGCATTGTTGGAGACGTTAAGCGACGACTTTAGGACCGTGGCTCCATCGACCTGGACAGCACTTAAGAAAGAAGCGTTATTGGAGACGTTCAGGGATGACTTTAGGACCGTGGGTCCGTCCACCTGGATAGCACTCAAGAAAGAAGCATTGTTGGATACGTTGAGCGACGATTTTAGGACCGTGGCTCCGTCCACTTGAATCGCACTCAAGAAAGAAGCATTGTTGGATACATTGAGGGTTGACTTTAGCAGAGTCGGTCCATTTACCTGAACCGCACTCAAGAAAGAAGCATTGTTGGAAACGTTGAGGGATGATTTTAGGACCGTGGCTCCGTCCACTTGAATAGCACTCAAGAAAGAGGCATTCATCGCCACAATGAGGGAAGAGTTTAGGACCGTGGGTCCATCTATCTGGACAGCACTCAGGAAAGAGGCGTTATTGGAGACGTTCAGAGTTGAATTTAGGACCGTGGGTCCGTCCACCTGGACCGTATCCAGGAAAGAAGCATTCATGGATACGTTGAGGGTTGACTTTAGTAGTGTGGGTCCGTCTATTTGAACATCACTCAAGAAAGAAGCATTGTTGGAAACGTTGAGGGATGATTTTAACAGAGTGGGTCCGTTTACCTGAACCGCACTTAAGAAAGAGGCATTGTTGGAAACGTTGAGGGTTGACTTTAGTAGTGTGGGTCCATCCACCTGGACTGCACTCAGGAAAGAAGCATTGTTGGAGACATTGAGAGATGACTTTAGGACAGTGGGTCCGTTTACCTGAAGAGCACTTAAGAAAGATGCATTCATCGAGACGTTGAGGGTTGACTTTAGGAACGTGGCTCCATCAACCTGGACAGCGCTTAAGAAAGAAGCATTGTTCGTCACTTTGAGGGTTGAATTTAAGGTAGTGGGTCCGTCTATTTGAACCGCACTCAAGAAAGAAGCATTGTTGGATACATTGAGGGTTGATTTTAGGACAGTGGCTCCATCGACCTGGACTGCACTTAAGAAAGAAGCATTGCTGGCGACGTTAAGGGTTGAATTTAAGGAAGTGGGTCCGTCCACCTGAATTGCATCCAGGAAAGAGGCATTCATGGAGACGTTCAGGGATGACTTTAACAATGTGGGACCGTTAATCTGGACTGTATTTAAGAAAGAGGCATTGTTGGTCACGTTGAGCGAAGACCTTAGTATCGTGGGTCCGTCTACTTGGATAGCACTCAAGAAAGAAGCATTCATGGAAACATTAAGGGTTGACTTTAGGGCCGTAGCCCCCTCTACCTGGACCGCATCCAGGAAAGATGCACTCTTGGAGACGTTGAGGGTTGACTTTAGGACAGTGGGTCCGTTAATCTGGACAGCATCCAAGAAAGAAGCATTGTTGGAGACGTTGAGAGAGGACTTTAGGACAGTGGGTCCATCCACTTGGACTGCACTCAAGAAAGAAGCATTGTTGGATACGTTAAGGGATGACTTTAACAGAGTGGGTCCGTTAATCTGGACTGCACTCAAGAAGGAAGCATTGTTGGTGACGTTGAGCGAAGACCTTAGGACCGTCGCTCCGTCCACCTGGACCCCATCCAGGAAAGAAGCGTTCTTGGAGACGTTCAAGGTGGACCTTAGGATAGTGGGTCCTTCAACCTGGACCGTATCCAGGAAATTCGCACTCATGGAAACGTTCAAGGTCGACTTTAGGAAGGTAGGTCCGTTAATCTGAACCGAATCCAGGAAAGAAGCGTTCTTGGAGACGTTCAAGGTAGACCTTAATAATGTGTGACCATCGACCTGGATATTTTCCAGAAACGTCGCACTATTGGAGACGTTCAAGGTAGACCTTAGGATAGTGGGTGCATTCATCTGAACGATACCTAGAAACGACGTGTTTCCTTTGACCAAGAGTCTGGACTCTAAGGATACTTGGTCTGAGACATTCAGGGTTCCTTGTAATACAGTTTGTCCGTTCGTTTGTAGGTTCGACAAGAAAGATGTATTTCCTGTTACAATGAGATTGCTTTGTAAGTCAGTTATACCCAGAACCGATACCTTTCCTGTGACATAGGCATTTCCGCTAATGTCTATCGCACGTTTGAACGTATTAAATTGAGATAATGCCTCTCTGGTCTCTACCTCTGTTGGCGTAAACCCAACCGACAGACTATTTGTAAATATGTTTCGCTCTGTCATTATTTATAATCAATATAATTTATTTCATGATTATATGATAGGGTTATGTATCGCAGTATTACTTCTCCTATTCCTTTCCTTTCAGAGAGAAGGGTTTAGTTGTTCGGTCGAAAAATGTATTCCGGGACAATCGTATATCAAAAAGGACAATCTTTTTTGTTGTTTCAATCCTACGGGTGAAAAAGAGAATCTTATCTCAAAGCAGGCTTCATATAGTGAGTGTAGAGTAGACCCTGGACCCAATCGGATGACCTTATTTGACGCATTTGGAGCTCCCACCGTTTATGATACACCGGTATCGTATAATTGTAATCCTTATAATATTTTGGTTACGAAAAAATAACAAAGGTCTATAATGACATATAAACGATGGAAGGCGCCGATCTATCGAAAGAGTTATCGGAAAAAATATGGACCCTCTTGTTTTTTAGAACCCGATACCTTGCGTTATCCAGTATGCACAAACGGTCGACTGGATTGTAAAGCCCTACGGGCTGCACGATATTATGCGAGGTTGTCGAAGAACAAGAAGGTCTTGGCAAAGATACGTAAATCCCAGAAGCATTGTCGGAACATAAGATATTAAAGGCAACTTAGGTTATTCCTATAATGAAGGTTCTCAAGCTCTGTGTAGCTCTACCTCACCTGAAGGAATTGTATGACGGACTGATTGACAAGCACAACCGAGAAGTAGAACACAATCTTTATGCAAATGCCGGCTTTGACCTGGTCTTCCCGGAGACCTTGTGTCTCATCAGTGGGACGCATAAAGTAGACCTCCAAGTTCGGTGCGCTATGTATGAGGAGGGCAAAGGACCAAGTGCCTTTTACCTGTATCCTCGGTCGAGTATATACAAGACTCCTCTGCGTCTGTCGAATAGTGTCGGCATCATTGACAGCGGGTATCGCGGCAATCTTGGAGCCGTATTCGATGTATCTGGTCCCTATGAGTGTGTAGAAGGTCAGCGATTTGTTCAGATTTGTTCACCCTCTCTTGAGCCGTTTAAAATCATTCGCGTAGACCATTTGGATGAAACGGCTCGTGGGACGGAAGGATTTGGGTCAACCGGACTTTTCTGATTCTGATTCTATTCTGGAATCTAAAATATCAGAATAGATTACATGAAATGTATGGCAGGTGAATACTCGAATGCTCTTGGTATTCCAGGACAAGGGTTTCATACACATTACGGAGGGATTGCGTTATTGGATGTGCTGGGCACGATTGTGGTTGCCGAGTTATTGTCGTATTCTTTTGGATGGAACATTTACCTGGTTCTGGTGACCCTCTTTCTGGCAGGTATCGTATTGCATCGCTATTTCTGTGTTCGGACCGAGGTCGACAAGATGCTGTTCCCTTGAGTTAAAATACTTATGTCTTATCTGGCTTCCATTCTGGTTTCATTAAATAACTTCCAGGTTGAATCTCCATAAACACATAATTTTTGGTTCCTTTAAATGTCTCATTTAAAACCTTTAGGATTTCATCTAAAATCGGTCCTAGTTTGGTCGGGTCGATTACGGGAACACTTGGTTTATAGACTAGATTTAATGCAGGCGCGAGTAAACCTACCATGAATACCTGAACCTTCCCTATATTTGTCAAAGTGGCCATGACCTTATTCGGGTCGGTCGCAAAATCCATACCCGTCATGGTCATCATGGCTTTCGTATAAAGACCTTCTTTGATATTGGGTAAAAGAGTGGTTTTTAAAAACGTAAAGCTATTCTCTATGATGGTCATGAAAGGAAGAATCACTTTATCAAACATATCTTTTTTATTCAAAATGGACAGTTGTGTAAACGAATGAATAAAAGGAGTAATCCCTCGTAAGTGGGCGAGGGCACATAAAAGCATGACGGATAAAAGAAGACTTGCCATGAACCTTTTTTCTTTTGAGATACCTTGGTTCTTATTTTTTGCAGTCATATTCATATTACGTTTGTTCGCATTACGCGTCTTATTGACTGTGTTTGTCCCTCCTATAAACTTGAACGTGTTTTGTGATTCTAATTGTAACTGTTTAAATGAACCATTTTCTTTACTCAATTCGCCGAGTAGTTGAGTTAAGGATGCTTTAATTCGACCAAAGTCATTCAATGCATTTACCCCATTTACCTCATTTCCATTTACATAGTTCACGAGTTGGTCCATCAGGCTCATTCTATACAGTATATCTATAAAATTGAATCGACGAATATAGGATAGAAAGGATGTAACATGGCGCGTATCTTCTCTATCGAAGGCAACATTGGCACAGGCAAATCAACCTTCCTTGAAATGCTGAAAACACATTTCAAGGACCGCGAAGACGTGTGCTTTCTTCAAGAACCCGTGGACATCTGGCTCAACTGCAAGGACGCAGAGGGTTCAGTGCTGGACCACTATTATAAAGACCAACGCGCGTATGGGTTCAAGTTTCAAATGCTTGCCTACATTTCGCGTCTCTCCATCCTTCGAAAGGCACTGGAAAACCCTAATACCAAGTTCATCATTTGCGAAAGATGTTTATTTACCGATAAACATGTGTTCTGCAAGATGCTTTACGACGATGGCATCATCGATGAGATTGGATATAAAATTTATCAAATGTGGTTTGACGAGTTCAATCAATATGCTCACTGTACACCCGTTTATTTACGGTGTGACCCCACGGTCTCCTATCGGAGAACACTGAACCGCGCACGCGAGGGCGAAACCATTCCTTTAGCTTACCTTGAAAAATGTCATCATTATCACGAGGAGTGGCTGAAAGACGCCATCACGGTGGACGCCAATATAGAAAAGGTAAAAACCACCCAATGGATTGCCTTGTTTGAACAGCTTATCCGTGTATCGGACGTATAATAGGATGAATTATGATGGAATCTCTTTTTTTTATTAGCACGATATAGAAATGGAAAAAATAAAAATACAAACCCTGGTGAAATACAGTGATGCCATACGTATCCTTATGCCTTTGGTCGAGAGCCCAAAAAATCATACCTCTTTTGAGAAAACTGCATCGGGCATCACGTTATTGCCCCCACTCAAAGACCCTTTATGGAAGATAGACCAGGATGCGTTGACCCAGACCATGAAATATATCTTCTCCTTGTCTCATCAATGTTTTGTCTTGTCTGTGGTAGACGGCAAGCCTTCCATGTTTAAAATTATACCAGACCTTCACGAGAGTTATCAAAAACGGTTTGACCAGGCGGTGAAAGGATTGTCTTCCAATCCACATATTACGGACAAACAACGTGCCAAGATTGAGAAGATGGTCCCGAAACGTATCATGCAGTGTGTCGTCAAGGACAGGCTGAATGTATCTATAGACGACAATGAATACCTTACTCTGTTTCGAACGTTATCGTTGCCCGATGGAATGTTTATTCTTAACCTGACCGATGCGGTGATTGTAAGGAAAGACAAAAAGCACCCCTTTCCAATGGTCATGGGAGATGTTCCCGCGCCCAAGTATACATCACTGTTACCTATCTTGTCCATGTCTGGGCAGAAAGGATATATGGATATTCCCATTCCCAATTACGATGAAATGGAACATGTCTATACCAAACCCTTGCCCTACGATACCTGGACGACGGAATGGAATAAGAAAACAGATATACGCGCAGTGTTTCGAGGTGGACCGACTGGATGCGGCTATACGGACGAAACCAATATGCGGATTAAACTCGCCTTGTTGGCAAAAGAAGACCTCTTCAAGGACCGGTTGGATATTGGTCTTACGCTAAACAAGGATTCTAAAAACCCTACCATTGATACAGGTTCAGTTCGGTTTGACCCGGTTCATGGACTGGGTATGTTAAATACGGGTATCCAACCTGGAACCTTTTTATCTATGGCAGACCAAAGTAATTATCGTTACATCCTTCATGTGGATGGTAACGTAAACGCATATCGTCTGTTGAATAGCATGACCACGGGTTCTCTCATCTTGCGTGTGACCAGCGACTATACGTCATGGGCGGAGAGATATTTACAGGCGGGTGTTCACTATCTTGCAGTTGAGCGAGACTTGTCGAACCTGGATACGTTATTGACGTATTGCGAAAAGAATCAGGACAAATGCAAGGAAATCGCGGAGAATGCCCGAGTCCTTGCTCGAAAGATATTGACCCGCGAATTCTTAGAGAATTATTTCCTGATGATGTTTAATCAATTTCGTTTGACCCGTGAAGAATACGAAACGATGCATCCCAAAGTGGAGCCTTTGTCTCTTCCTGGGGAGGACAGTCGTGTCTCGTCCGTTCGGATGGCCTTGATTGTCCCTCATCGCAATCACTTGGAACAACTCGAAAAACTAAAGACGTTACAGTCTTATGGTTTAGGTAAGCATTTGATGGATATTTATGTAGTCGACCAAAACAATGCAGAGTCCTTAAAACGTGCGTTGTTGTGGAACGTGGGATATCTTTTGGCGAAAGAAAAACGTTACGACCGTTATGTATTTCATGCGTCTGACGCCTATCCAGACGAGGCGATGTTTGCGAACTATTTTAAACATAGCGACAAGGCGATTCTTTATGGGCCAGGTGTGATAGGTCTTACGGGTGAACAATTTGAAAAAATCAATGGATTTCCGAATACCTTTATGGCTGGAGAAGAGGATGCTTTGATAAACCGACTGTCGAGACAAAAAATTCCCTTGTATAAGCCAAGTGAAGGGACCTTACTCAAGGGTGAAGTCAAAGAATTGAAACAATGGGACGAACTCGCGGAAGACATGAAGCGTTCTCAAATGAATGGAATGGAACAACTCGGAGGACTCTCCATCTATGTTCGACCCTACGAGATGGATGAGTTTGTCACTACCTATCAGGCTGAAAAAAAGGACCCCGAAAAAGAGACGAGGATTCTATTGAAAGACTATAAAAATGAACGTTCCTTAGAAGATGCTTTTGCGGTATATCCTTACAAGGTGACGTATGTCATGGATAGAAATCAACTTGCTCCCTTGCGTAAGGTGAAAGAACCAAATCCTGAACCCGTGGAGTCCTTGGAGCCGGTCATGAGAGAATCGGTAAAGGACAGTCATTTGTATGTTTCCAATCTGGTCGTGGAAACGGTCTCGGTCAAGTTTGAACATTGTGGGCGAGATATGGAAAAGTATTTTTTATTGTATGCCCGAGACAACCTGGAAGGCCGTTGTATCAAAGAAGGATACGTCCGTCCGGAAACCACCAAGGTGGTCACGTATAGCTCGGGGGGTATTCACGGCACCCTCATTGAATACAGGGTCCTGTTTTTGGTCCAAGTATGTCATCCCTATGAAGGGATGCGACTGACTTGCACCGTGGAAAGTATCTCAAAGATTGGTATACGCGCGGTAGTTCGAAAAGGAGCAAATCCTATTGTGGTTTATCTCACGCGTGAATTGAATCCGTCGATATACATGGAAGATTATGAGCTAGAACAGGTCATTGAGGTGACTGTATTGGGTCATCGGTTTGAGTTGCGCGACCCCTTTATCAGTGCTTTAGGGTTCCTCCAGAAGTAGACGATGCACCAGGGCGGGTAGACAACAAGTGTTCAACCATTCCTTTCGTTTGTTCCTATTTTCTTCCACGGACCTTTGATCCACGTCTTGATAGACTTGTGCATAATCAACCTCACGAAGATGAGACAATTCGGTATAGTCTTTTCCACGAATACGATGGTCCAGTTCCATCGCGACAAGATGGATAGAAGGGCTTAATCCACGGTAATATTGGGTCCAATTCAAATCAGTATGATTGTTTAAATATTCGGCATACAATGTATCACGCACCGTCCATTCTTTGTTTCGCAACAGTCGATGATAAGGGTCCATCAAGAAAAAGGCGAGTTCCATTCTTTCCCCTTATCAATATCATTCTATATCCTTTATCCAGGTTCGGACAAATGCATGGTCCGGGTCATGTTTTTTCTCTTGTAAAATAGGGTTCATGATGCGTTGTGCATAAGGAGCCCGGTCTGCTCCTGTCCCTGCAACCCATTGCCAATTTCCATTGTTAATGGCCGGGTCATAATCAATCAGATGTGTTGCGAAATATTGTTCTCCTTTACGCCAGTCTATCTTGAGGGTTCGTGTCAAATAATTGGCTGTTACGAGTCTCCCTCGATTGGTCATAAATCCGGTTTGGTTTAGTTGTCGCATCGACGCATCTACCAGAGGAAACCCTGTTGTTCCTTGTGTCCAGTTCTTCCATCCTACGGGGTCATCTACCCATTGAATCGGGTCAGCCTTAAAGGAACTTCGCTCTTTCAAGACTCTTGGGAAATAAAAAGTTAAATAATAAAAGAACTCTCTCCATATCAACTGTGCGCGAAATCCTTCGTCGTCATTGGACCCGTAAGCTTCTCGGATGCTCACACAACCATATTTTAAATAGGGCGATAACTGCATGGGTGTTTGCATGTCTCGAGTGAACTCGCGCTTCAAGTGAAGCAACCCTTTTTTTCTTCCTCCCTCGAGTTGGTCATGTTGGGGTATCTTGGGTTCATACGTGCTTGGATACGAGACAAACTTCGCAGTTACTGTATGCGGTTCATCGGGTGTATTCTGTAATACACGGTTTTTAAACGCCGTATACACCACATAAGGTTGTGCGTTCTTTTTTACAAAGGTTCCCATGTTGGCTAGCAACACGTCTTCTTCTCTAATACATTCAATGCCGTGACCGAGACAATAGTCCATGACCTTCTTGTCTCGTTCTATGGAATAGGGGGTATAGTCTTGATTGAATGCCAGGGTCTTCAGGTCGAGTTTCTTGAGGATGTCCAAGGGCTCGCCATAAAAGAAGGAAAGGTCGCCGCCTCGTTTCCGTAACAGGTCCCGTAATTCCATCAAGGACTCACACATGAATTGAAAACTTCTCTCGGAATAAAAAGGGTTGTGTTTCAGTTGTGTGGGTGTGAAAATAAAGATACACGTAATGGGTTCCTTTTTATTCGCGAGTGCGTTCAGACCTTTGTTGTCCAACAACCGAAAGTCTCGCCTAAACCAGAATACATTCATTCTAAAAATTGAAGAGAAACTATTTATATGTTTTCGGTAACATGAATTTCATCGAATACTTCACCACAGTCCATGCGTTTGCCCTCTTTATCGAGTTCTTCTTATATGTCAACCAAAACAATCCGGTTAGGCATGTGTTTGTGGCCATGTATGTCTACCTGTTTTACCTGTTCCTAATCGAGAAGTTCGCCATGGACCAGCTAGAAATGGATAACCTATTTATGAACAATCAGTGCCTTGTATCGTGTATGGAACCTAAAAATCACACTCATGGATAGCTCGTGTAGGTATTTACCTAACCGAGCAAAATCCTCATATTCCAGCATATATATTCCTTATTTTTTAACCTGTTACGTTTATGTATGAATCTTTCAGCGAATAGAGAAATGGAGAGAATGTTCCATGAAGAATGTATCACACGACAGGCGTTAAGACGTCGTCAGGAAAGAGAGGTTCGGAGGAAAGAGGTTCTGAATCGTTCCATTGAAGACCATCGTCGTTCCAAAGAAGAGGCGCGTGTTCGAAAAGAGAAACAACAATATGTGATTTATGAACTGTATAAACAAGGAGACTATCATAAACATCTCCTTTATTATAGAGAGCCTTATACACTTGACCTTGAATTATTCCAGCGCATTGAAGAAGAGGAACGAAGGGAAATAGAGAATCGTAGACGAGCCAAAGAGAATGCCCGCTGGGCCATCGAAGACCAGAGGACGAGTGAAGAAGACCGAGACAACCTGTTACATCGAAGAAGATTTGCGTTTCAAGAATTGGGGTTTCATTTGCGTGTCCTTGAAATCTTACAGATGACGCATCAAGACCCGCGTATCCATCACGTCATTCTATCTTATCACAAAGAAGCAGTGCTATGTGAAATGAAATGTGTCCATTTTTATCGTGCACAACTTGATTTGAGTTAATTTTATTTATATTTAAATCTCTTAGGTTTGTATATGTTTGCATCTTTGGTATGTAGAATCTTATGTCGTCGAACGGTGTATAGGCTACATCGAGTATATAAAGTTCACCCTTCTAAGCGTTAACCTCTTTTCAAAACCTTTTCTCTCTCTCTATTCATATGACAGAAGATGAACTTCGCGCTTTGTCGGTCGAGGCCATTTACCAGGAGTGCATCGAGTTGTTTCATAGTCTCGATTATTCGTATGTTCATTCCTTTGAGGATTATACGACGAGACAAACCCTTCATAAAAAATCCTATGCGTCCTTGTATCTTTATGTAAGTGAACTATGGCGTAGAAAAATGTTCCCATGTAAGAGCTTTATGGAGAGGTTTGTCTTGTATGAGCAACTGTTTCTATGCGCTGCGTGTGGCGAACGAATACAAAAGGAATATCTACCGTTGAAGCCGTCACGATTATGCAAGACCTGTATTGAAGGTTGTGTTAAAACCTTTAATTCCTCTGGCTTTGTCCTTCAATACAAAGACCAACAATATTATTCCAGCACCCCTGAACTGATTAAACAACAACAGGTTAGTTATTACAATGACTTGACAAGAGAAATCAAACATCTATCCATCTATCTGCTTCAAGAGGACAACTTTTTGAAACAGACATCTCGAATGAGGCAATCTTTATTGAATTCCCCAGACCTGACAAAAGAGTTGAATGAACTTCTGGAAAGTATGTTAGAAACCGAAACAATGTCTACCTTAAAAGAACATTTGTCTCCGACCCAGTATCGATGGATAAAAATGGACATGTCGGAACTGTCCCCTTCGGAACAGTCTGAGTTATATGAAGCGTTGAAGGGTATAGAAAAATCGAATAGTAACATTGTATCATAATTATATAAAGATTATACCTCACCCTAGTTAATGCGTCTTTTACATATAACCTTCCACAAAGGATGCGAGTTAGAAATAGAGTATGTCTTTAAAAAGCTTGGACATGATTTGGAAGTCATGTATTTTGATGACGGCATCACGAAAGGAAATGATTTGTATAAAATAGACCATGATAGGGCCCAAAACTGCTGGGATAAACATCATGCCTATTTTCATACATTTGATGGTATCATCACTTCCGATACCTGTCCAACATGTCGACCGTTTTTACAAAACAATTGGTCTAAATTGTTGATGATTTGGATATGTAACAGGTTTGATTATGAAATTAAACCAGAAACGATAGACCCTGAATTTTATCGTTTGTTACGAGATATCCCCAACCGAAAGAATGTTTTTATTTTTGGTTATTCAATGATTGAACCCATATACTCGATACAAATTAAAAACATTGATATTGGTCGTTTCATCATAAAGCCAATAGGAAAAAATCTCATATCAGATGATAAACATCAAACATACCAATGTGAAGAACTATTTTATGTTCCATCCTATCATAATGAAACAAAACTAATGAATTTATCGGAACATTTAACTACGTTGGGTATTCAAAATAAATGTGAAAGGTTTAATCATATATCTGAATTATTGGTATACAAAGGTATCATTTGTATACCTTACGCATGGTCTACGTTTGCACTATTTGAACGAATGCAACATGGAATGGTGACTTTTATACCTACCATTCGTTTTTTGATGGAGCTCTTTACGATTGGTGCTCCGAATGGATGGTTTCAGCCACCTTTCCATTCTTATACGCCTGAATATTTTCAACCTGAACTATTGACATTGTCTGAGTGGTATTGCGAGGAAAACAAAGAACTGTTTGTCTATTTTGATACATGGAACGATTTACAAGAAAAGGTCAAGACAACCGATTTTATTAAAAAAACTGAAACTATTCTACTTTTTGCAAAAGAGCACCAGGATGAAATGTTAGGAAGATGGAAACAAGTTTTAGACCTTTATTAATCAAAATTATAATGGCCTTAAACCTATATAAAGCCACCATCCCACTATAATTAAATGTTCCAAGTGAAGTGGTTCAACAAGCGAAAGGGCTACGGCTTTGTGTCGGGAGATTTGTTCGTGCATCATTCGGACATCCAAGTGTCAGGGTATAAATATTTGAAGAGG